TAGCGACCGCGACCGCTATTGGCTGCGCGTCGCGTGCGCCTATCAGGCTGCGTGGCTCTTGAGTCAGCCCGATTTTCTTACGCGCGACGACGTTTCAAGCTTGAGCCTTGACGGGCAGAGCGCGAGCGGCAAGGCCGACTGGCTGGTGCTGTCGCCGCTGGCTCGCCGAGCTATGAAGCGCTTGTCATGGCGCGGCACGCGCACGCTTTACAACGAGCCGACCGAGCGAGACGTCGACGCGGCGATCCGTCGCCACGCCTTAGACGGCTCGCGCGATCATCCCGGCGAGTGGCAGCCCATAGGGGCGGGCTCGTGATAAAGGCGACGACGACGCTATCGCTCTTGCGCGGCACGAGGCTAAACGACTTTGGCGACGAGGTCGACGACGACTCAGGCGCGGCGATCGTCTCGGGCGTGCCGGGCTCGCTTGTAGAGGTTTCGCGGCGCATAGACGACCCAGTAACGGGGGCGTGGGTTGAAGTCTCGCAGCTGGTCGCGCGCTTTACGCCGGGCACCTTCCCGGCCGTGGCGGGCGATCGCGTGCGCGACGAGACGACGGCCGAGCTTTATTGGGTGCGGCGCGTCAAGGCGACGCCGCGATCTATTGGCGGGCTAGGTGCTTTACGCTTAGATATGAGCCGCACGAGGCCCGAGTAGATCGGGCAGTACGGCACGACACGACGCGACCGTAGAGGGGGCGAGCATGACGGCACGAATTAGAATCACCCGAGTGATCGCGCCCGACGAGGTCGCCGGGTTGATAGAGCCCGCTATGCGTCGGCTACTCAACGCCATGCACCGCCGCGCACAGCGCGCCGTGCCTAAGCGCACCTTCACTCTTCACGACACTCTAGAGACCGACCTTGAGGTCGACGGCTCGCGCATTGTCGGCACGCTAGCCGCTGGCGGCAAGACGGCCGCGGCGCCTCGAGGCGCGAAGTATGCGCTCTTTGTTGAGCAAGGCACTAGCCGCATGAGAGCGCAGCCTTACCTTCGCCCGGCGCTTTTGCAGTCGCGCAGCGCTGACTTGCTTTTTACTGGTGAGCCTGACCGGCCTCGCGGGGGTGGCTCGTGACTTTGATACCTAACCCCGAGCTCGTCGCCGGCGCGTGGCTTGTGCAGCGGGTCGGCTTCGGCGTCGGGCAGGTCGCGACCTTGCTACCTAAAGACGTCAACGCCTGGCGCGCCGACGGCTTCGTTGTCGTCGCGGCGCTCGTGGGCGGGTCGGCAGATATTGACACGCCCGAGAGGCGTCAAGCCGTCGTGCAAGTCGACGCCTACGCAGCGCCCGCAAGCGAAGGCGGCGGGCGGCCCCAGTGGAATCTAGCCGCGCAGCTTGTCGAGCGCGTGAGAGTCGCAACCGAAAGCGGGCAGGTGTACGGCCAGGCCGTTGCTCTTTCGCCGCTTTACGGCGGCGCCCGCGTGCTTTCGGTTTACCTTATAAGCGAGCCGCGCCGCGTGCTCGATGACGTCGCAAGTTTTGCCCGGTTCACTGTAGACGTGGCGATCGACTGGGTTAGAGAGTAGGGCGAGATCGTGGAGAAGTTGCGAAAGATTGAAACAAGTTTCGGGCTGAGTGTTGAGGTCGGGGCTGCAGAGCTTGCCGACTTGACAATGCAGGGGCTCGTGAAGGTGTCGAAGCCTTCGGGCGCGACGGGCAGCGCAGATAGCGCCGCTGATAAAGCCGCGAAGGCGGCCGACAAGAAAGGGGCGGGCGAATGACCGTTACCAGTAGCAACCTTATCCAAGGGCCGGCGACGCTTTTCGTCGGCGCCTTCGGCGTAGCTGAGCCGGCAACGATCGCGACCGCGCCCGGCGAGGGGTGGACTAACCTCGGCGGCACGCGCGACGGGGTCGAGCTTACGATCGCGAAAGAGTACGCGGTGCTCTCGGTCGACCAGATCGTTGACGAGATCGGGCGCACCGTAACCTCGCGCATGGTCTCAATCACGACGACCCTCGCAGAGGCAACGCTCGCGAACCTTGCGCGCGCAATCAACGAGACCGCGCCGACCGCTGGCGTCTTTACTCCCGACACTAACGCCGCGGCCTTCACGCCGCCTTACCAGGCCGTCATCCTTGACGGTCTCGCGCCTGGCGGCTTTCGTCGCCGCGTCATTGTGCGCAAGGTTTTGTCGACTGACTCGGTCGGCATGGCCTACCAGAAAGACGGCATGACCGTTATTCCCGTAACCCTCATGGGTCACTGGGTCAGTACCTCGGTCGCGCCGTTTAGCATCACCGACGCTTCGGCCTAGCACGCAGCGGGGCGGTCGCTCTGGCCGCCTCGCTCAACCCCCGAGAATTGAAAGAGGCAACAATGACCAGCACCAGCCGCGACGAGCCCGTCGTGACCTTTGTCAAGCGCGACCCTGCAAGCGACTGGGCGACCAGCGACGAGCGCGTGCCGCTCTTTACCGTCGAGCGTGACGGGCAAGAGCCGCGGGTCTACTCCATGCCGGCGAAGCCTAACGCCGGGCTGACGCTCGAGTATCTGCGGCAAGGTCGCAAGCTCGGCGCAGAGCTTGCCGCCTCGTGGATTATCGAGACGGCGATCGGAGAAGAGGGCTACGACGCCCTCGTCGACGAGCTCAGCCGTCACGACGGCAACCCTCAAGAGTTGCTGCGCTCGCTAATTGAGCGTATCCAAGTCGTCGCTATGGGCGGCCTCGAAGTAAAAAAAGACTAACCGGCCTAGAAGGATTAGCAGAGAGAGGGGGAGAGATTGCCTGGGTATTGGATTACCTCGAAGACGTCGCTAGCGACTTGTCGGCCTTCCATCGGGTCGACGACTGGCGCACGCTCGACGGCCCGCGGTTCTTTTCTCTTTGCCATAGGCTCGCCGCCTATGCCGGTGCTATGCAAGCCCGCGTCGTCGCCGAGCAAGAGGCGGCGAGCAACGGGTCGCAGCGCGGCGCAAGTGGCGGCAACGTGGCGCGAGTGCCCGAAGAGGTCGCGCTGGCTGGCCTCGTCGCTGACGGCTGGCTTGAAAGACGAGAGGGCTAACTAATGAGCGTCAAGATTGCCGAAGGGGTCGTCGAGATTACGGCCGACGCAAAAGGCGTCGGGCGGCAAGTTGCGGCCGACCTTGACGCGGCCGGGCCTGACATGCAGCGAGCCGGCGACGGCGTCGGGCGTAAAGTTTTCGGCGGGCTGGTCGGCGCGTGGGCGGCTATCGGCGGCGCGCAGCTTGTCGGCGGTTTTCTCACTGGCTCAATCACCGGCGCGAGCGACCTCAACGAGACGATCAGTAAGTCAAACGCAATTTTCGGCGACAACGCCGCGGCGATTGAGAAGTGGGGCTCAAGGTCGGCGCAGACTATCGGCCTGTCGCAGAGCGCGGCGCTCGCGGCGGCTGCGGGTTTTGGCGACATGTTCACTCAGATCGGTTTTACCGGCGACGAGGCGGCAAATATGTCGACCGCAGTCGTGCAAGCTTCGGCCGACCTTGGCTCTTTCAACAACCTCGAGACGGCCGACGTCGCCGACCGAATGAGCGCCGCATTCCGTGGAGAGTATGACTCTTTGCAGGCGGTTATTCCTAACATCAACGCCGCCCGCGTTGAGCAAGAGGCGCTAGCGGCGACAGGCAAGACGGCCGCCGCTAGCTTGACGGCGCAAGAGAAGGCCGCCGCGGTGCTCGCGATCGTGCATAAAGACGGCGCGCGAGCTATGGGCGACTTTGAGCGCACCAGCGACGGCGCGGCTAATCAGACAAAGATCGCGACCGCCGCGCTTGCCGACCAGCAAGCAAAGCTAGGCGGCCTATTGCTGCCCGCGTATACGACCTTCCTCGGCTTTATCAACGGCAGCGTTATACCAGGCTTCGCGGGTGTCATTGACTTTGTCGGCGAGAATAGCGACGCTTTGCTCTTGCTCGGCGGCATCGTGCTAGCCGGCGCAGCGGCGTATGGCTTGATTACTACGGCGGTGAAGATTCACAAGGCGATTATGATCGCTAGCGCCGCGGGTACGGGCATCATGACGATCGCGCAACTAGCGCTCAACGGCGCGCTGACGGCGAACCCTATCGGCATTGTGGTCGTCGCGATCACGGCGCTGGTCGCGGCGATTGCTTTCGTCGCGACTCAAACGACATTTTTTCAAGACACCTGGGCAAAGATGACCAAGGGCATCGGCGACGCCTTCCGCTTCGTCTCAGACAATATAATCAAGCCGGTCGCTAAAGGCATCGGCATGGCGCTCGGGCAGATAGGCACAACCGTCTCTGGCGTCTTTGGCGGTCTTTCGGGCTTTGTCGGGGCGGCTTTTCGCGCCGTGCTCGGCGTAATCCGCGGGCCTATCAACGGCATCATCGGGCTAATCAACGGCGTGATCGGTAGCCTCAATAAGATCAGCGTGAAGATTCCTAGCTGGGTGCCGGTCGTCGGCGGGCAGATGTTCGGCGTCAATCTGCCGCGCATCCCCCTGCTAGCGCGCGGTACTAACAACGCGCCCGACGCCTTCATCGCTGGCGAGGCTGGGCCTGAGCTAGTGACTGGCGCGCGAGGCGCGACCGTGCGGCCGTTTTCTCAGTCGCGCGACATGCTGGCGCAGATGCTCGACCGTCAAGGCGGCGGGCGTACCGTTGCGCTCAATCAAACGATTGTGCATAGCGACCCGATACTCGCAGCGCGTCAAGCCGCACGAGAGTTTAGCCGCTATATGGGAGTCGCATAATGGGCACGGTCATAACCTTCACGACGTCGCGCGACACGGTCGTCATTACCGGCGACGACCCTAACGCCGGGCCGACCTACGACGTACTCGATCAGTGGTACAGCGTGCAAGCCGACTTGCGCTACGCGAAGCGACCCGGCGCGCCTGGCTCTTTCGCGCCTGAGCGATCCTTTCCTAACGACTTGCTCGTCAGTGTCGAGGGTCAATTCTTCGCCGAGACGACGGCCGACGCGCTGGCAATGCGCGAGCGCCTGAGCGCTCTCTACGACGACGGCCTCGAGGTAACTATGACCGTCGCCGACGACTTGCGAACGACGACGCGCGTCGTGCATGTTGAGGCGGTCGCCTTTCCGTGGACGGCACGCCGCGAGATCCGCTTTACCGTTGACGCGCGAGCCGCTGACCCGAGACGCTACGGCGACACTCAAAGCGACTCGGCGGCGCTCGCCGCGCCCGGCGGCGGCCTGGCTTTCCCGCTGGTCTTTCCGCTTGAGTTTGGCGTCGTCACGACCGACGGCCGAGTCGACACGGTCAACGCTGGCACGACCGCGACCTCGACGCGCTTCGTCGTTGGCGGCGGCGAGATGCTAGACGGCTTTGTGCTGGTCAACGTCGACACCGGCCAGCGCGTTACCTATGTCGGGCCGGTCGCTAGCTCAACTACGATCGTGCTTGACTTTGAGGCGCGGGTTGCTTTTATCAACGGCACGGCCCCGGCGTCGCGATTCTTGTCGTCGCCCGAGTGGTGGCAAGTGCCAGCCGGTAGCACCTTGCAGGTGCAATTCTTAGCGCGAGGCGCAACGACGGGCACGCCGACCCTTTCGGCGGCTACGGCTTCGGCCTACTACTAGAGATAAGGTTGAGCCATGCCACTAACGCGCAGCTTTCCGATAGATCAGGGTTTTCCGACCGCGCTCGACTTGCGGCGTCTCGACGCTGGGCTGATTGTGCGCGAGGGTATTCTTGCCGACCCGACGACGGTCGCCGTCGCGGGTATCGCTTTTGGTGCTGGCGGTTTCAACGTTAGCGCGCGGGCCTTTGTCGCAGCTCTCAAGCGTGGCGGCGCGGCGTATTCGCTCGGCTACGGCGTCGCGCGCCTCGCTAACGACGCCGCGGGCGCCGCGTGGACTATTCCCGCCGCGCCGGTTTCTAACTCGCGGATCGACCTGCTATGGATTAGGGCAACCGACCCGGCCGAAGGCGAAGCGACGAGCGGCACCGACGGGCCGGGCGGGGTCGCTCGAGCCGTACCTATCTTCGGCGTGAGCTCGGGCACGGCCGCGCCGTCGCCAGTCGCGCCAGCGCTGCCGGCCGGGGCGTACCTAATCGCGACCGTGACAACGCCGAGCGGGGCGGCCTCGATTGCCGGCTCGACGATCGTTCAGAGCTACGGCTTCGCGCAGCTTTCCGGCGGCACGGCTTACGCGCGTACGCTGGCGCTACTGCCGTCGACTGCCGTCGAGGGCGACCGGGCGGTAGTGCTCGCGACGGGCGCGCAGTACTCGCGCACCGGCGGCGCGTGGCTTGAAAGCGCTTTCAGCCTTCGCCAGACGGTGCGGTTTACCTCCTCGGGCACGTTCACTAAAGCGTCGTATCCGTGGCTTCGCGCTATCCGCGTGCTCGTCGTTGGTGGTGGCGGCGCTGGTGCGGGGTGTGGCGCGTTCGCACGGTCTGCGGGTGGCGGCGGTGGTGGTGGCGCTACGAGTGAGCGCTTTGATTCAAACATTGCGGCCATGCCAGCAACCGTTTTTGTTACGGTTGGCGCTGGTGGGGCACCTGGCGCGGTAAATACTAGCGGCGGCTCGGGCGGCACTAGCGCATTCGAGCTGAACACTATCGTTGTTGCTTTTGGCGGCAATGGCGGCATACTTCCGGGGCAGTCGGCGGGCGAGATCGGGCGCGGCGGGCGCGGCGGCGACGGTTCGGCGGGCGATATTGTTTACACCGGGCAGTCGGGAGGACTGGGTTCAAGTGCTCCCGTTTTTGCTTTCGGTGGCACTGGCGGGTCGTCGGGTTTTGGCATCGGCGGCGGCGGTTCGCAGATTTCACCTAACGATAACGGCAACGCTGCTGTCGGGTTTGGCGGCGGTGGTTCCGGCGGGTCGAACTCTTCAAGCGCTCTCGCCCGCTCTGGCGGTGCGGGCGCGCCCGGCGTTGTCATTCTTGAACTGTTTTCCTAATGCCAGCCGCTGACGCAATACGACTAACGGCGTTGTCGGAGTCGTCGCCACGGCGCGGCAAGATCGACACTCTGCAATATCATCACGCGGCCATGACCTCGCTATCAGGGTTGGAACGGCTTATGGAACCGGGCGGGCGGCGCGTGTCAGCTAACTATGCGCTAGCAACTGACGGCACGCTGATTGAGAAAGTGCCAGTCAACCGGCGCGCGTTCACTTCGGCAAGCGTTTTCGACGAGCGGTGCCTAACTGTGGAAACGGTCAACACTACGGGCGGGCCGGACTGGGGCATCAGCGACGCATCCCACAAGCGGCTCGGCAGGCTTGCCGCCGACATGCTGCGTGAAGGGTTACTGACCGGATTGCATTACGGGCCAGGCGGGATCATCGGGCACCGTGACGTGCCCGGATCTTACGCGACTGCGTGCCCTGGCCCGTCGTATAACGCTGAACTGGTTTTGAAGTATGCACGCCAATTTTACGACAACGACACACAAGAGAACGGAGACACCGTGAAGTTAGTTCAGAGAACGGGCGGGGCGACACCTGAGTGGTCGCTGTTTCATCCGTCGCTAAACGGCGCTAGCAAACTAGAGCGCGGTTACATGCTCGTGACCGACCCGCTGGTCGCTCTCGACCTCGCGCGCACCTGGCATGAAGGCGGCGGCTCGGAACCTCAAGAGCCGCGCGACGTTTACGTTGCCATGCAATCCTCGGCACGACTCACGCACGATGCTTACCGGCGCGGTATTCCTCAGCCGGCCGTGATTGCTCAGCCGGCGACGGCTGCGCGCGAGGCTTACGCTGGGCCGACGGCTTCTCAGATCGCGGCAGAGGTTATGCGCCAGCAGAAACTTCCTGGCAACTAGGGCGCCATGCTTGAGGTTTTTACTTTCGAGATGCTGACTGGCCGGCGGATTACGCCGCTGCCGATTACGTCGGCGGGCTGGTCGCTTACCGTCAACACTGACGAGACGATGACGTGCGCCGCGCCGGTCGATTCGGCGCAAGCTCTCGCGCTTGACCTCAACGGCTCGACGGCGCTCGGCCGTAACGGCTTGCTCTTCGTCGTCGACAACTTGCCGGTTGCGGCTGGGCCGATATGGAAGCGCAGCTACTCGGCAAGCTCGGCGACGCTGACGCTTACCGCTGGCGGCCTACGGTCATACCTTCAGCGGCGTTTCTGTCTGCCAGCCGCAGCGCGTACCGTGCCGCTTGTCAACCCGGCAACCCTTGCGCCCAACCCGGCGCTCGACACGGTGCTAACGGGCTTAAGCTTTGGCACGATCGCCAAGCGCTATATACAACAAGCGCAAGCCTGGCCGGGCGGGGCGTTGCCGATAGTGCTACCGGTCGACGAGCTCGGCACGCGCGAGCGGCGCGTCGCGGGCGTTGATCTGAAGACGATCCGCTCGCTACTCGACAACCTGAGCGACGTGCTCGGCGGGCCTGACATTGCTTTTCGGCCGCGCTTTTCGGCCGACGGGCTCGGCGTTGAGTGGGTTATGACTACGGGCAGCGAGGCCGTGCCGCGTCTCGGCAACACGAACTCGACCCTTACCAAGTGGAACGTCGGCGCGCCGACCGGCGCGGGCGCTTTCGACCTCGAGGTCAGCGAAGACGGCACGGCGCTAGCCGAAGAGTCTTTCGTGGTCGGCGGGGCGAGCGGCGACGAGGTTATCGCTGCCCGCTCTCGGTCGACCGTGCTCAACCTTGCGGGCTTTCCGCTCTTGCAGTCGAGCCTTACCGGGCTGGGCGACGTTACCGTGCAAGCCACGGCGCAACAATACGCCGACCAGGCGGTCGCACTCGGCCAGTACGCCGCGAGCTTTTGGTCTATGTCGGTACGCCGCGACGAGCCAGGCGCCGCGATTCTCGGCGACTACTGGCTCGGCGACCTCGTCACGATCACGGTCGGCGAGTCTGAGCGCTTCCTACCGCCGGGCGATTACGTTAGGCGCATTGCCTCAATCAGCGGCGACGAGCAGAATGATAGCTACTCTCTAGTTTTTGCCGAGGCGATCGCATGACCGTAGACCCGCGCCGACCCGTCGACGAGTTGCGCACCATGAGCGACCGTATGCGCCAGCTTGAGGATCGCATTGAGCGGCTAGCCGCGCCGAGCGGCACCCAGTCTCTGCGCGCGGTCTCTTTGCTCAATCAGCTACGCACCTACTCGCAGACGGCCGGGGTCGCTTTTCAGAATGGCCCCGGCACGGCGAACTACGGGCAGACGGCGGCGGTTACTTTTACAGTCGACCGGCCCATGCGAGTACTCATGCAGCTCGCCGTGCCGATTGCCTATGTCGTCGACGGCGGCAGTGAGGTTCAGGCTTTCCTCACTTACGACCTTACCGGGCCGGGCGCTGCTGGTACGCTTCAGTACCTTTTCCGCACCGGTACGCCTAACGGCGAGAACGGCGCGAATCAGGGGCTAGCGGTTGCGGTCGGGGTTGTCGGCGCGGGTACTCACACTTTCGCAAGGCGCAGCGCCTCGGACACGACGCTGCTACTTAGCGGGGGCGTGGCGGGTATTCACTTTGCGAGCGGCCTAGCGGTTACGGCCGTCATCGTGGTGACTGGCGAGCAAGGTGAGCCCGTTTTCATAACTCAATAGCGGCGCGGGGTCTAGGGTGGTGACTATGGTCGGGGATAATATGCCAAGCGAAGGCGTGCGAATTACACAGCGCGAGGTCTACGACACGGTCGTAGGCATGAGCTCAAAGCTCGACGCTGCGCTCGCTAATCTTGCCGAGCAGTCGAAGCAAGGCGCCGACCATGAGACGCGCCTCAAGTCTGTCGAGCTTGTGCACGCCGTGCAAGGCGCAACGATCCAAGAGCTCAAGCTGCGCACAATTCAACACTCGGCCGACCTTGCACGGATCAGCGGGGCGGTCGCTCGCTCGGCGTGGGTGCCCGGTCTAGTCACGGCCTTTGTCGTGCTGGCGATCGGGGCGCTCGTGTCTTTCCTGCTAACCCGCTAGCCCGACGAAAGGTAAAGCCATGAGCAACGAAAGCAATTCAACGTCTTACCCAGTGAGCCCCAAGGTGATCGCCTCAAGCGTTGCGGCGCTACTGGTGCCGGTCGTCGTCGCGCTACTCGACGCGATCGTCGCTAACGCGGCGCTCGGTACAGAGCTAGGCGCGTGGGCGCCGGTCGCCTACGCCGGTCTCGGGGCGCTCTCGGCCGCGTTTGCCGGCTACCTCGTGCGCGACTCAGCACGCGGCTAGAAAGGCGTCGGCTGAAGAAAGCCGCGAGCGCGTAACGCCGTAACGGCGTCGACCAGCGCGGCGCGGTTACCCTCAACGAGCACGGCCTCAAGCTCGGCAAAGAGCGCGACGAGTGGCGGGTAAGTCTCGGTCGAAGCCGTAGCCGCTCGCTCAAGGGCCGCGGCGAGCGCCGGGCGCTCTAGGTGGCCGTGACCAGTAACGAGGCTTAGCTCGGCGCTGGGCGCCGCTGCGCGCGTCTTAGGGGGCAAAGCCTCGGGCGCGACCCAAGAGCCAGCCGCGGGCGGCGTGTCGAGGTAGGTCACGAGCGCATGAGCCAGCGCGAGACTATCCCAGGCGCTACCTAGTAAGTCGTGATTACAACGCGAGCAAAGCAAGCCGCGCACGGCGCCGCTCTTGTGATCGTGGTCGACCGCCAGCCGCTTAGACTTCGGGGCGCCGCGGCAGATAGCACACTTGCCGCCCTGCAAGCCTAAGAGCGCGTCATAGTCGGCGGCCGTTAGCCCGTAGGTTTTTTCTATGCGCGCCGCGTGGGTCGTCGCCGACTGGCACGCGCGGCAACGGCTCGCGCCGGTAGCGACATACTCGAGCGGCACGAAAGAGCGGCAGCCTGAGCACCAGCGCGAGCCGGTCGGCCAGAGCCTTTCGGCGACTCGAGCCGGCGCGAGATCGTCGGGCACGAAAGCGCGGCGCTCTCGGGCGGCGTCGACTTGCTCGCCGATAGGCGCGGCCATGATCGAGCACCAGGCGCAGCGATGCCGGCCGGTAATCTTTGGTCGCTTGCCGCACGACTTACAGGGCGCGGGCGCCATTGTCAGAGCGGGGCGCTAAGGTGTCGCGCCCAGACCGTTACCCGCGTACCGTCTTCGGTTTCAATCTCTGCGCCGGTCGTGCCTTCAGTGTCGAAGATCCGGTCGACGCTGACGAGCTCGCCGGCAAAGGTCGCCAGCGCGCCGACGCGCGGCGCCCAGGGCGCGACCTCGTCGGCCTCAGCCTCGAAGCCAGCGTCGGGCTCGTCGAGATCGTCGGGCTCTGGCTCGTCGCCGAGCACGGTCGAGAGCGACGCGGCGATCGACTCGAGGGCGGCGACGGCGCGGCGCATAAGGTCGCGGTCGTCGGGGTCTAACTGTAAGAGCGTCATGGTCTGGCCTTTCGTTGAGTGTGAGGGGGTGAGCCTGGCGGCTCGCGCGCTGCCGTAAGGTGCGCGGCGAGCCGCCAGGCGGTCGGGGTCTAGCTTGCGAAGGGGTCGACGCTCTCGAGGTAGGCAACGGCGATAGCCGTTTCTTCGTCGGTCGCGTCTTCCAAGAGCCAGGGGAAGTTACCGCGCTCTTTGGTCGTGCCTCGCACGAGGCGACCCAGCACGCGGCGCTCGCCGATAAAGCCGCGCAAAGCACCGCGAAGGTAGCCGCCCCAGACGAAGACCTCGGGGTGCGCCTCGGACTTGGCGGGCTTTTTCTC